GTATTATTATTTGTTGTGTTTGGAACATATTGCCCACCACTGTTACCTTGTCCCGGTGTTCCAGCTCCACCTGTAGGTGCAGAAGCACCACCATTACCTGACCCACCTCCAGAACCACCGCTTAATCCACTTCCTCCCGAACCTTGTCCTCCGCCGCCACCGCCTCCGGTAGAAGTTATAGAACTAAATATTGAATTACTTCCGGGTGAGCCTGTAGAAGCAGAACCAGTTTGACCAGTATTTGCAGCACCGCCACCACCAACGGTTACTGTATAAGGTACTCCTCCTGTAACAGATAAAGAAGAAGCTCTAAAACCACCAGCGCCGCCACCACCGCCAATATTTGTACGGGAACCACCGCCGCCAGCAACAACTAAATAATTAACTGATGGCGGTGCGTTTGTTCCCTTTTTGAAGGCTTGCATAATTTTTGAATAAGCAAACATTAGAACCTCTTATGCGTAGTTTTGCGAGTAGTTTCCGTACCAGTTCGTACCGTCCGAAATAAAGCTCAAAATATCTTTGTTACCTGTCGTAGTAATTGTCGGAGCCGTATTAGCAGCCCACTTAACGCCAGTAAACGTAGCATTAGCAGTAGCAGCACCAGTAATAATTAAGATGAACGACTTGCCAGCGGTTGCCGTTGGCATCGTAAACGTACACGTATTAGCCGCTGTTAATGTCACGGTCTGAACCGTACCGTTACTTAACGCAATCGTATTAATTGTAGTTACCGTACCAATGGTAACGACAGACTCGGTATAGTTAGTGTACGTACCGTTACCTATAGTGACTGCATTAGCAGTTCCGCTAGTAATAGTGACGTTTGGCAACGTAATATTATTTAACGTAGTAACAGTATTTCCCAATGTCACCGCTGTATTACCAATGGTAATGCCCGTGTTGAAATTGGAATCAAGCTGAGACAACGGAATAGAAGAAGTTGCCGTAGCAAAAGTATATGGGACAGTCATTTAAAACCTCACTCTCAATTCATGTTCGTATTCAAAACCGTTGTACACAACGCCAGCATTGGTTGATGTCACGGTCATACCCAAGTATTTGCCATACTGCTTGGCATCTGTTTTGTACAACGTGTACCCTGTAGAACCAGTAGTCCAGTTAATTACTGTTGAACTATTGTTAATCCAAGGAATAGGTGTGGAAAAATTATTAATCCACGTTATTGCTTGACCCAATTCAACAGAAGGACTAGAACCTGTTTCAGAATCAACTGACACAGTAATTGTTGACGCATTACTTAATGTCGCCTCAACACCAATCTTTAAAGCCTGTTTCGTTCTAATCGGGTCTTTCATCGGATTTAAAGACGTCTGAACATAACTGTTAACTGTAGCCGTTGTGTTCGCATACATCTTTATGCACGATGTTCCATCTGTACCGTACAACGTAATCTTGCCGCCCGTCGGCGCAGACGTAACAAACTTTAGATTGTTTCCTGCGCTAGTAAAAAACCATTTCTTCTCAAAGAAAACAGCTTGTATGTATCTGTTGCTACTTGATGTTCCCAACCCACCCGTGTACCGGAAGTTAAACGCAGAACACAAAATGTTGTTTAGAAGAACCTGACCGCCAGTAGTGGCACCAGTAACAAAATCAACATTAGGAAATATGCCGTCCAAAGAGTCAGAAATCTTCGACGTTGTAGAGCCAACAAGCGCATAAACACCATACTGATTCATAAACAGCACAGACCGGAAGTACGGGAAAATGGCATACGCCAATTTAGTACCCACCGATGCACTGACGTTCGTGTTCGTAAACAAGGTTGTGCCAGCCGTTGTAACCCGCACATCCGAAAATACGTTAATGCTATCGTCGCCAAAAATATACAAAAAGTTGTTAGCTGACAATAGCTGAATAATGTTTCCGTGCAATGTGGCGTCAGTAAGCACTACCGTACCAGCCGACACCGTTACAAAGTCACTGTACGAACCAGCCGCAGAATAATAAATTGTTCTACCGCTAGAAATCCACACTCGCCCTGAAAACGACTGAATACCAGAGTTAGTACCGGTATTTATAATTGCTTTAGCCGTTGCGTTACTACCGCCACCACCAGTAATAGATACCGTAATGTTTGAACTGTTTGTGTAGCCAGTTCCATTGTTTGTCATAATGACCTGAGTCACTATGTTTCCGCTGACAATTGCTTGACCTGCCGCATTAGTGCCACCACCACCGGAAACAGTCACGTTGGGGTTGGACGTAAAACCAACGCCGCCATTTGTCACCAGAATAGCTACTGTTCCTTGAGCAAACGTCGTAACGGACGCTACCGCATTTGCTCCTGTTCCTCCACCACCGTTAAAGGTAACAGTCGGAGAAGCTGTATAACCAGAGCCAGCTTCAAGCAAAGTAACAGACGAAACGGCGTTAGCCGAAATAGTAGCAATGGCTGTGGCTTGTACTCCGTTCGTCTGATTCGGTGCTGATATAACGACAGCAGGAGCAGACGTATAACCTGACCCTTTACTGACAATACCAATAGAACCAACAGAACCAACAGAAATTAAATTGACTGCATCCCACGTAAAATAACCTTTAGTTGGGTCACTAATTAAGATACGGTCGTTTTTCCATTGGCTAATGTTCATGCCGCTAGTAGAGAACGTACCGGCAGAAGCTAACGTACCTTTGGTGCTGGTTGTCAGGTTGACGTACTCGCAGCTTCCGTCATCCTCAAACGCTATTAGGTAATCATCTAAGCCGATGTTAGCTGAGAAGAAATTAACAACGGTATGAGAAAAAGTAACGCTACCAACAGCATCATAAGTCGGAGTAATCTTTAAGTTAGCGTAGCCAACAGGCATCGCGTTCTCAAGCCAGTAGAACTCATCGTCACCGATAGCCGTGCGGTTAGCTTTCGTGTTGACGCCACGAAAGTTCTTAACGACTTCATACGATTTTTTCTGTTCTGCGGCAGCCATGACCTAGTACGCTCTGGAATAAGGGTCAGGCAGTCTCCGAGTGTAGATGGACGCCTGAACCGCTTGAATTTGCTGTTTGTACTGCCCTAAATAAATCTCAGCCTCACCAAACGACTGTTCGTAGTATTTGGCAAGATAAGCAGCATAAAATTTAACTGGATTAGAGTACGGGTCGTTAATGTTATCCGTGTCAGACAGATTCACTAAATCTGTTGGCAGGAGAACCGTATCTAAGTCAATTACGTAAGCTATGTCAGGAACGGGTCCAATATAGATTTGAGATTGCCCATAAATGCTATAAGCAACCGGCGTTCCGATGCGGTTTTGCCAGTAACGCAGTTGTGCGTTGAAGTCAGTCCAAGGCATATACCGCAACGGTATTCTGGAATTTCCCCAATAGAGGTTAATGTTAATGACGTCCAGAGTCAGCGTTCCAGACGGCAAACAAGAATAGTTAATTAACTCAGACGGACCGGCGTACTGAATCGTAGCGGTGCCGCTAGTAAACGGTGTGCTTGGCGGGTAAATGTTGTTTGCAGACGGGTAATTAGGAGCGTCTCCTAATACACCGCCAACAGTTACCGCATAAATAAAGATATTGGAAAATACGTAATCACCCGCACTTACAGTTAAGCCGGATGACCAAATGACAGGGTTTCTTCCACCAGCCACCGGGGTACAAGGCGTTTGACTTGTTTGGACCGTGCGGAGACACCCTGTATCACGAACAACACGCGCTCTAGCACCATTGATGTAGTCAGTTAGCTGACTGTTGGTGTAAAAGTTTGCGTTTGCATCGTGCAACAGGTATCTGACAGCAGTAATGTAGCTTTGCAGGGTCTGCGCCATTTATGGTCCATATCAAGCTGCTATATTGACTTTTCCCCCTGCCTCTTTAGAAGGCAAGGGTACTCTTTCAACCACCGGGGATAACGAGTGGACTTTCTTTGGCGGCTGGTCCGTAATCAGAATCTTTTCAAGGATTTTTAATCCAGCAGGAATATCTGCCTTAGTCTGAATCATCGCCAACCGCGCCATATACGGTTCTTTATCAGTGTCACCATGCCCGAATATGTGACAAACAGCCTCCAGCGGCACCTCTACACTTTCGCCTACTGGAAACGTATAGGAGATGTAGTTGTAGCTGAAGGTTATGGGTTTTTCCCATTTGTTTGTCACATAAACGGTTTGCATAATTAGAAGTTCACTGTATCGCCATACACTCGAATATCAATAGTCCCTGCTACGTTCGTATTGACCTTCAAGAATAAGGCTTGGCTGTTGTAACCCGACACAATAACGTTACCACCAGAGATGGTAGCGTCTTGGAATGTGCCGGTACCCGTTAAACTACTGAGAACGACGTTAGCTACTACGGCATTACTGACATTGCCGTCGTTGCTAGTCAAAATCGAGATGTTGCCAGTTGATACGTTGGCACTTGGATTTTGAATAGTCACTCGACGAACAATAACAGCACCGGAATTAACTACAGCATTACCAGCAGTCAACCCACCCGTAAGAATGGGAAGGGCGACAACAGCATTTCCAGTGGCAGCCAAAGACGCAGCAGTCGTTCCGGCAATTGCGTAATTACCAAAACTATCTGAGTACTTTTGCGAGACTGAATCTGGATTTGCCATGATTCCCCCTTACGATGCAAACGTACTGCTAACGTTCTGACCACCGTTAGTAGCTAACAGAGTTATAGTGTCGCCACCAGAGTTTGTGGTTTTAGCAAATACGTTGACGCCATCAGAAAGAATGACACCACCAGTGTTTGCAGGAAGCACAGTTGAGTTAGACGTATTGCTTGTAGAAGCAATAATACTAACATTTACTTGTGGAATCAGAATATACACACCAGCCGGAATAACCGTACCGTTACCTGTACTAACAGCAGCAACAGTAGTGGTTAAAAAATAGGCACCAGCGGTATTGGTCTGTGCGCCAGCAAGGATGATTTTATTGGTACTTAGTGACATGGTTAGCTCCTTAGATGCTTAGAGAGTTGTAACCCGACACCACTGACATCGACTTAGGCTTAGTTGAAACCAACTCAGCAATCATCAATACAGCACCAACATAACCAATCTGCCAGTTTGGCAGGGTCGATTCAAAACCAGTAAACACGAACGAACCTTGCTCATGGATATAAAGCGACAGGTAGTTAGTGTTCAGGAAGTAAACCGTACCTTCTGGACAGTAGGGGTCAGGATAAATAGGTACACCAGCAACCATCAAAGCACGGAACGCTGCTTGAGGACCGTTGGAGTCGCTGTCAAAGCCGGAACCCGGAGTGATAACGTACTGCTCTTGACCGACAAAGTCTTGAGCCAACAGGGTCCATGTACCAAAACCGCAAACACCAAACGAAGGCACTTCAGCACCGTTTTTCACAGTACCAGAAATGTATTGCAGGATGTTTTGGCGAGTTGGGTTGACGTTACCGGCTGTGTACGCCTTCGACTGCCACCAGCTATAGGCTGAACGGCTAATATTACCGTAAGTGCCTGAAGCTGAAACAGCGGCTGGCAAACCTGTGAACTGTTGCGTGTTCGTGCTGTTGGTATACAAGGCTGTTGCCATTGCATCCATCATCACGTTAGTCGCATCGTTCATACGGGCTTCAATCAATGGAATGATTGCAGCGTCTTGCTGAACTGCACCTTCCATACCGAGGAACGGTACTGGAGCAATCATCAGCTTCAGGTCGAATTCAGCGTTGAAAGCACCTTGCTGGACTGATGGCTGGTTAAACGAACCAGAGTAATCAGACCATTGTGCGTTCACAAACTGTGCGCCCTGAACGGGAACGGTTACGGAAGAAACGCCGCCGGAAGCCTGTTGCGAGTTAGCAATCAGAGCCGCCATCAACGGAGTCGAGTTGTAAAGCTGGACGACCAGCTTAGGGATAAAGGCCCTGCGAGTCACATAGGTTAACTCAGTATACTGAGTCGAACCAGTGGCAGGGATAATACCGCCACCAATAGGCATGGTTATCTCCTAAAAAACTTTATTTCCTACTAAATTAAAATCCAATGGGTCGCTTATTCTGACGCAACTCTTGGAGTGCTTTTGATGCTTCGTCACGAGCTGCACCGACAGGGTTCTTGTAGTATTTACCTAGGTCGAACTTACTGACGGCTGACGGGTTGTAACCTGTTGGCGTTGGTGTAGCGGATTGTTTCATCCACTGCCAGTATTCCGCAGCCGATTCGTGGTTAGTTATGCCTTTTTCCAGCATAATTTTCTCCACTTCATGAATATCGTCTTCATTCTGCACAAAACCTTTTTTCATCAGCTTGTTACGGCGTGCTTCAAGGTCACGTACAGCGTCTTGCTCTCTGTCTTTTGCATCACGTTCCATAAGCCGCTGTTCTAGCTTATCGACATACGATTTAGTGGTATTTTCAATATCCAGTTCAGGAATGACTAAATCTGGTTTAAGTTGCTTCGTTAAACGCAGAACATCTTTTCTGGTTGCCGGATTATCGGAAAGCTCACGCATTAACAACGCTAATTGGTCGCGCTGTTCAAAAGACATATCTTCAAGACTCATTTTTATCCCCTAACTACGTTAAATTACTTTTTTGCCGTCACCGGGTTTTTGAACACCCATCTTATTTTTGCTGCCAATTTTGCCAGCAGCATTAAGACCGCCAAACTGCTCAAAGCGGGGAGGGTTCGTTACAACACCGTTTTGCTGGTTGTTGTCGGTAGGACGGCGAGGGCTATTAGCACCTCTTGGTTTAAACAGGTCCATGTTAATTCCTTACATTGGAGTGGGTTGAGGTGAAGCACCGCCACCACCGGCACCGGGCATACTCATCGGAGAAGGTGCTGCTCCGGGCATTGGCGGGAGGTTCGGGACCATCGGAGCTTGCGACATTGCACGGCCTTCAGGTGTTGCGCCACCGGCTTGCGGCAAGTTCTGTAGCATCTGAATAATCTCAGACTGCTGGAGTTCGTTTGTTTTTTGCTTGCGAGGGCCAATCAAACCACTCAACGCACGAATAGCGTTCAATGCTTTTTGACCTTCTGGAGATTCACTACCTAGACTTGGCAGGGCTTGTTCAATCAAGTCCATTGCCATTGAGATGTTGACTAGCGCACCTTCACGATTTCCCATCTTAGGCTCTGGTGTCGACATCGGTGCCGACA